TGGCATTAGTAATGGTATTGCCTAGAGTTACAGCGACCAGCAATCCGAACTCTTCAACGTCCAGATCACAAGGTGCATAGTATTCTACCTTTCCAGTACCACTCGTGGTGCCTTGCTCAGGGACTGAGTTAGCAGCCGTGGTTAAAGGATTAGGGATAAAGAAATGATTATCACCAAAACTCATGGTTTCATTTTCTCCTTTCTCTTCACTCAGCTATTAAGCAGAAGTAAAGTGGATAACGTGCTCTTCGTCGTCGTTAGTATAGTCCCAAGGTTTCTTGAACCCTAGAACAGCGTACCAAGCGAGACCTTTGTCACGACCATACTTCACGGCGAGTTTGTAGCGAAGTTCTTCTTTCAACGCTACTCCTTCAATGACCGAATCATCTCCGAGAAGCATCGCCTCACCAATATCGTTAGAGCCGGCATCTTCAGCCAAGGCGGAAGAGTTATTGCATCTAACAATACGACAGTTGTAGGTGATTTCGTTGATCTCACCATTGAAGAGTTTGCGAGGATAAGTGTATTTGGCGAACTCCTGATATTCAGGATCGTCAAACAATCCTCGAGCCGCTTTCACAGAAAGGACCAAAACGTAGTTCCCATCTGGGAAAGGAGGCATGATATTAGCCTGGTTGCCAGCGCCAAACAATCCAGTTTTAGCTGCGTCCACCATCTCTTTTAAGTGGAACATGTTGAACTGAGTAGTGGCCGTGGTAGAAGGAGTTCCATCTACATCCCAGGATTGAGTAGCAGCGCCAGTAGCGATATAGTTAATGTCAGTGGTTTTCAGCTCGGTGGCTACCAAACCATCTAAGACACGCTTCTGGTCGTTAAGGATCACCTTCTGAACTGGCTGAGAGGGATTAAACTCGCTGAGAGTTTCCAGCTTGCCAGTCCAAGGAATAGAATTTCCGTATTCAGTAACAGAGAGACTATCCTTCCGGATGCTGAACTTTGTTTCAGGGATGTCTTGGAATTCACCAATCTCCCCACCTTCAGTAGCGGCCATAGTTACTTTGTCGAAGTCTATGGTCTCGCCACGATTCTTACCGTAGCCGGGCTCAGGCCGAGTGAACTGACGGAAAATATACTGCGGAGTATTATGATACCGTAGTTTACTAGACAGCCTGGGATTGGCGAAGTGTCCGCCGTCCGCAGCTAAGGTCCAACTTTGACCTGCCATCTATTTACTCCTAACTCCTGTTTTAGGTTTTGGAACCTCCTCCGAAGTGAGAAGAGTAGAGGGCGTTCCGCTCAGCGATGTAATCGTAGAGTTCTTTCTCGTCCTCGCTGATAGATTGACCAGGCATCCCAGTAGGTTGTGGTGTCCCTACAGGAGCATCTCCCGTTCCACCTCGGTGGGGCTCAACATATTCTGAACCAGCTGGAGGCCTCCCAGAAGAGCCAGTTGCCTCGGCACGAAGTTGAGCTAGATAGGTGCGAGTAGAAGTGGCCGCATCAGCTAGACGATCTGCGAGGGGTTTCCGCTGATCAGTCTGAGCCATGAACGCTTGAACTAATCGTTCGTGCTTTACCAAGTCGGGGTTCTGCGCTTTGAAATCATTCACTACCTGAGCGTTGGAGACGGCTGTAGAGACAACTCGTCCCACCATCTGCAGAAGACGTTCTTCCCGAGCTTTCAGGACTTGACCTGGATTGAGGATGAACTCTTTAGGGTCAATATCGTCTTCTGATTGAGGTTGATAACGCCCGTAGGGATCATAACCTCCTGGCGCGCCACGACCTACTGGTACGCCCCCTCCACCACGAGGAGGATTGTTAGAACCTTCCTCAAAAGCTGATTCGAGAAGGCGAGTCATACGACCCACGTTCTCAGATAGCTGGTGGAATCCGCGTTCTAGGCCCACGTACCCTTCTTCTACTGCTTGTTCTATCGTGTCAAACTTGCCGGCAATCTTGCGCTTGGGCTGAGAGCTACCACTCTCAGATCCTTGCTGATTCTGGTTATCGGTTCCGTCGTTCTGAGGCTCCGAACCTTGTGGAGTTGTCCCAGGGTTTGGCATAACTAAATCCTCCTAATGATGATCTGTCCGGTTACCGGACGAAGGATTATCTAAAGACCCTCTCTCAAGTGCAGCTTGAACTAATCCTTCAAGTGTCTGTTCTGCTGACTTACCTACTTTAACTGCCACCGACAGTTGCTGCCTCATCCTCCACACCTCACAGATTTGCGCTCTGAAATCGAGCATGGCTCCTATTTCTGGAGGAGCTTGACGAAACCCATCTAGCAAAACTCCCAATCTAGCTTCTAGAATCGGATCGAGAATTTCGAGAATAGCTTTCGCTTTCTCACCTTTCGCTGCTTCTCGATATAACCCATCAACTTGATTGATCTGCTCACTGAGTTTCTTAGGCTTTTCCATTCTGCGCTACTTCCCTTTCTTGTAGCCATCTTTAAGCATCCCCTTGGCTTTCTTGGTCATCTTCATCCCGCCCATCATCTTCTTAGAATAGCCTACAGGTTTGCCGCTTTTGCTGACTTTAGGCATAAGTTAGAGTTTCACCTCCTTTCTTATTTCATTAGGCCTTTCTTATTTCATTAGGCTGAACCTAAAAATCGGTGCGAATTGCTTCTGCTTAACCAACCAACAGTTTTGCTGATTCTCGAGTTGGATGGTAACTCTCTTCATCCAGTTGATTAGCTGTTTCAGCTCAGCCTTAGTGTGGAATTCTTTCCTGCGAATCTCAAGTTGTGCCGCTTTGTCTTTACTCATTTCTCACCTCTTTTTTCTGTGCTTGAAATACTCGACTTGTTGCAGTCGTTTCTTAGCAGCAGATTTAGACATAGGCTTACTCAAATTCCTACCTGATTCAGACTTCACCACATACTTAGAACCTTGTTTCTTAATCATGACTCTATCTCTACCTCACCTTCTAGCCATCATGGCCTGCTGAATTCTAGCGGCGAGTTGCTGCATCTGAGGAGGCAATCCTCCACGAGCCATTGGATTATTCACTGCCCCGCCTCTAGCTGCACCTTGATCTGCATTCCTTCTCTGCATGGCTGGCTGGCCAGGAGACATTCTACTACTGGGAGGCGCTGACTGAGATTGAGCTCCTGGAGCTAACATGGGGGGAGGTGGCGGATTCAGAGCAGGATTCTGGCCAACTGTGGGGAGCATCACACCGGCATCTCCGCCACCTCCTAGCAGCAACCTCCTAGGATCCCAGCCAATAGGCATTAGGATCTCTTCCAACGCTGCGTCTGGATTCAATCTTTCCACAAATCCAGGCAAGTAGGATAGGAGCTGTAAAATCTCTTTCAACTCTCCTAGCTTCTGCCCTCTATCTATCATCATGCTCAGCCCTCTAACCTTGAAGGTAAAATCTCCAATCATGGTAGAGTAGCGTTCAGCAGGAGTCATGTTTTGGAGGAGAGCTGACAGTTGTGGGTAGTTGTCCACAAGTCTAGCCAACATGTAGTTTTCTTGGAATTGGTAGATAACCTTGGCTGACATTGCGATAACAGGTTCGATGAGAGTAACTTCGAGATTTCTTGCTGACTCATCGAGGCCCTCCAACGCGCTCTGTGTTTTGATATTAACTTCTCCCAGGGTTGCTCCTCCGCCTTTGCCTCCCATTCCTGAGACCCACTCATTTACATAACTCCCTTCTTGGAGGTATTTCTCAAACAGACCAATCATGTTCATAGATTCAGCAGGAACATGCCCTACATCTATCGTCTGAACTAGTTTTTGATTTGGACTAGAAGCATTGTTAGAGTTGAAGACGAAGGCCTTCCCAGGATAAACTCCTTGACGCGCTTCAGAAGGATCATCCATTTGAGCTATATCTATGGCGAAGGCTTTCATAGCATCGTAGAGAGCGCCATCAGCTATAAGGTTGGCCATCTCAGTAATGGATTTAGCTATTTCAGCTACATCTTCTACCATTCCACGATTGTAGGTAGAGAATGGAACTATATAAGGCGTCCCAACGATGTAAGGAGGTAGTTTGTGGTAGAAGGGATTAGGCCTAGCCTTTCGGATTAAGACTTCTCCCTGGCCGGCAAAGGTGAAGCTGTGCTCGCACGCTACTAAGTTCGCTTCGGTGTCCCAAATATCTCCCCAGTAGTGGTATAGATCAATATTTTGGAGATATTTATTGGCATCTGGGCGCGATTCTGTCCTATGGATCGTAGGATTTGTGTCTTCGATGAGAGTCTCACCGGAACCGTAGCGCGATTCTCGGAGTCTTTTGACTGCCTCTTTATCATAAATTCCCTCCTCAGCTAATGATTCTAATTCGGAGAGAGTCGCCACATCCCTCTCAATGATGCACCTATTTCTCGTTCCAGGAACAATCCAGAGATTAGCTGGATTTAAGGCACTAATAGCTAATTTACCTTTGTAGAAAGGCTTCATTTCTACTTCGGTTTTGTACCGCTTATAGCTGCCAGTCTGAACTCCAAACTCAAAAGTGGGTTCATCATACTCCGAGATTCGTGGTTCAGGCTTGAAATCCTTAACTCTTTCAAACCAAATCTTCACCCCACTAACAGATGTGATTAAGCCAACTTTGAAACTCTTGACTAGCTCGTCGATTACAGAGATCTGATCGAACCAGTAATCGCACAAGAGCATCGTGTAGCGGCCTTTGGTCCTTCCTAGTCTTGATTCTGCCTGTACTCCGTAGAAAGGATACATACGCAGCAATGTTTTTCTGAAGAGCGCAGTCGCTCGGTCTACACTGGCACGCACTTTGGGGATGGGAGCGCGATGCTGCCACCATGACTTGTTACTCCAATCATACTCATTATTGTAGAGGGCCCAGCACGTATCCCAGATGTCTTTGCGTGGCTGACGATGAGAGTCAGCAGATTGATACATGGCTGAAAAGAAAGGTTTTAGAGCTTCCTCACTTAGAGGATCAATGCTGCGATCTAAGGGATTATAGTGTGGAGGTGGAGCATCTCCATTCATCCAACCTAAAACAGCTCCATCCTGAGGTCTAAATTCCGCTTTGACCTCATTCCCAAAGTGATCGTAAAGCTTAGCAGTGGCCATTAAATAGGTTTCCTATTCTAGACTTATTCTAGAGGAGCCAGGGTTTGAGTTAGATGTTCCCACTCGGCTATCTTTTTGATCAGGTCTCTTCTCATAGCTGCTACTTTACTAATCGGCTTGACTTTTTCTAACTCAGTTAGTTTGCGATCTAGATCTCTCCATCGCAGCTCAGCGTCTAATTCTATTTCTTTCAATCGAGATCGTTTCTGCTCAATCTCATTCCACAGGTCCTTAGCTGCAGTTATTTGCTGCTTTTCAGTTTTAACAGCTGGAGCAGTAGTTATAGGCTCAGGTGGAACCCCGAATCTAGTTAACTTACCTTCTAGCCAAGCTTTTTTCAGCGCCCAAGGACGTCCCATGTAGACTCCTTACCCTTTCCCATTTCAGTTCTGTAAGGATTGAGAGGGGGAGAGTGGTTCATCTCAACATGAGGAGTCATCTCAACATGAGGAGGCGGTGCTTTTCCCTGGCCAAATCTAGGCTCTGAGGGTCGAATTTCTTGATCTCGAATTTTCAAATCTACCAATCTGATTTTAGAGCACAAGTATTGGAGCGCGTCATGGATATGAGAAAAGATATTCTTTTCGGGTTTAGGTTTGAGAGTTCCTTGGTTGTAAGCGAAGAGATAGCCACCATTAAATCCCTTGATTAAGTATTCGCAAGACGGATCTACTAATAGACAAGGTAGGCCTTTAACATTCTCTTTTAGAAAATCTATGACTGTCCCGCGTCTCTTAACCGGACTGTTCTCACCAGGGATAATCCTTCTAGCGCGAAGCGGAGCTTTGGCAAGTAGTTGGGTGTAAGCTCTACCGTCAGTTCCAGCGCGGTTTTTTCCAGTGGGATCAATGAACTCAATAAACCGGCCGCCAGGGAACCACTCATTACTGAGCCTATGAACTTCATAGATGAATCTTTCAGTGTCTATGTCTATCCCTACAGCTTCCCGTAGAATGATAAGACGAGAGTAAGGGAATAACTGAGCGAAGACACAAGCGGGATAAAGTCCAAAATCCCAACCTCTACATACAGTATAGCGAGGGTTCCAACCAAGGCTAGTTCGAGAGATGTGAAACTCACTACTCCAATTCTCCACATAGACTGGTTTTCCTTCTAAGGCTTCCCAAACTAGATCATATTCTCTGGCGAAAGTGGCGGCATCCATTCCAGCTTTAGTTTTCTCTCGCCATTCCTTAGAGCGTTTATTAGGATCAGCAGAGCAATGCAATCTGCAGATGAAGAATCTGTTGACTGGATTTCTCCAGACCTTCAGACCTTGCATTACATCTATAATTTCTGGTCCCTCAGGTAATTCCTCCTTTATGGGGAGGAGAGGATCTTCAGCGTTTTGAGGGAGATCGAGAGCGGTGATTTTCATTCTTGGTCAGACAGTATTAGAATCAATAAGATGATCAACACTGCTAGAAGGAGCCAACGCTGAGCATCAATTTCAGTCATTAATTACGGAGCCGGAGTCGCCACCACTCCACCTGGAGGCGGTAGTGTAGAGACAGTTACAGAGACAGAGACACTTATTACTAATCCCGCTGGAGCATCTGGAGTAGGAATTTGCAAGAATGGGACAGTAGCGCAAGCAGTGTTAGTGGGATTAGATTCTTGAGATTCTTTTTTCTCGGTAGTCTTGAAATTCCAAGCTGTGACTTCATAGCAATGCTCAGAACCTTCAGGAGCGACGAACTTGTGAGTGTAAGTAGCAATGTTGGCAGCAGTATCAGCTATTTTAGTTCTAGAGCCATCTGGATTCTTTTTGTAGACATTAAATCCTTCTTCATTAGAGGATTTATCTTCCCATTTGAGGAGGATGGTAGCGTCAGTGTCAGCTGCTTCAGCTAGGCCTAATCCTAAGAGGAGAGATAAGATTCCAGCTGTGATTAGCGAATTAAGTCGAAACATAATTCTTTGAAAAATCCTTCCTGCGGGGAGGAAATTAGAGTGACCTTTCCCCCGCCATCTATTGTTGGTTTTGAGGCCATGAAGGTTTCTCTTGCTTTGGACCAGAAGGCGAATTCGTCGTTGAGGATGGCGGTGGCAGTGTATTGCCGGAGCTGATCCGCGCCTTGAGGGACTCCTTGAATATAAGAATTAAGTCCTGGAAATTCGAGGTAACAATAAGATGACTTACAAGCCGGCTTAAGCATCTTATCAGGGGGGATATTATTGTAGATGAACTCAGCACGCTTAACCAACTCATCAGATTTTTCCTCCTTGTCAGAGACGAAGAAGACGCTAGCTCCCTCACGAAACATGGCTAGCCAGAGGTGGAGGAAGACGAAGAGCCAAGTGATAGTCATTCGACGAGATTTGAAACAAGAGTAGAGGGGTTCTCTCATCCAATCTTCGCTCATACGCTGCAACCAAGGATGATTAGGAAATGCTTTAACCGGATTGAGGAGATCAGTAGAATCGAGAGTGTAAATGATTTGATCTTCAACCATCGCCCAGGGGTTGTAGAAATAAGTGGCCATGTTTTTAGCCACTTGCTGGGCGAGAGTGAGTTGTTCCTGTGATTCAGAGACGAGAGAAGAAACTGGCTCAGCCTGGCCATTAGAGATGATTCGGGGGCCTGAATTAGAGTCTCTATCAGACCAATCCTTCCAATCCTTAGGGGGCTTGTGAGGAGGTAAATCTTGGCCGAGCATGTCAGCTAGTGACATCTTTAGCTCCTCTAAGGGGATCAGTGGATTGAGATTGATTAGATTGATTAGATGCTATCTTAGATTGGAAGGCTTCTCGTCTATTTCGATTCAACTCTCTAATCACATCTTCAGCGTTGACGATTCCGACTAATCGCTTTTCGACTTTAGAATAACCGGCTCTATCTAGAATGTCGTTA